TACCTGTTAATGGATTTCTATAAGGTATTTTTACAGCTTCGCTTGCCCATTTTTCTACACTTTTATGTTCGTCACAGAATTTCATAAAAGCAAACTCCCAACTACTTCTATAAGTTGGTGTTCTATTACCTACATACTTTTCTGGATATTTTGGAGTATACTTGCCTTGTGCAAAACGGCCCATGATATTACTCTACAATGTTTCTTCGTTCTAATTTTTCTGAAACTGATGTTGACCGAAAGCCTAGTGTACTGACTTTGTTTCTATCATAATTTAAAATTTCAGCAACGATTTCACTGAGTTGGATTTTATTTAATCCTTTAAGAGTATCAATTATTTCAAATACGTTTACATTATCAATTTTGGCTTGTTGTAATATAACTGTTGCTGTGCTTCTTGCAGCTAATTTTTCAAAACCTTTGTTTTCAAAAAAGCCAACAACTGCATCAACTTGGTTACTTGGATATGATATTGACTCTGTAAAATACTGATCAAAAAATCTTTTAGTTCCGTCAGCTGAGTCGTTAGTTTGTACTGGTAAGTTACTAGACATTAGATGTAATTCCTTGCGTTGCTCTATATGAAGTAACTATTTTATTACCAACTGAAAGGACCCTAGGATCTCCAGAAGCAATTTTTTCATCAACTTCATTTTTAATTGCATTTTTCTCTTGGACTGTTAGTGTATCATATACTCCTAGTCCAACAGCATTACCCTCTGATAGCCCTGCTACTGTTGATGCTACTACACCAGTAGCAACTAATTGTTTTGCTACAGCATCTTTTAACCCTGGTGTATTTGCTAATTCTGTTTCTATTTGTACATTAGAAAGCATCTTATCAACTTTCTTTGTCACAACAGGAGTTGCTGTTGTAACGTTATTCTGTCCTGTTCCGCCGCTTTTTGGAAAACTTGAGTTTGCTAAGCCACTTACGTTTGCACCTGTTGCAGATGATAGTCCTCTACCTACTACACTATACCCTTCGTTACGTACACCTTCTTTAGTTAATTTTTTAGCATTTTTAATTGTATTAGTTGCTTTAATTAATGTTCCTAATCCAACGTTACCGCTACTAAGATCACTAAACACACTTGCACCACCGGCTAATACTCCGCCTGCGCCGAGTAAACTAGCTGCACCGCCGCCTGCTAAACTAATTGGACTAGGTGATGTATCATAATGTTCTGTACCAAACCCAACAGGAGCATTACCTTCTTCAACAGCACCTGTACTATAAAATACTGATTCGTATAATATTTGCATTGTATTTTGTGATGTTTCGCCACCAGCTGATTGATCCATAGTATCATGTTGGAAACTACTAATAATAGGATTAACTAATGTATATGTTATGTATTGATGTCTAGCCATTTGGCTAATTTGAATACTATTAAAAAATGGTGCATACGAATTATTATCAAATCCGTATCTAAAATTATTTAATGTTTTGCCTTCATATGTATTATGCGGCATAAATCCTGCAGATGTTTGGTTAGGTTTACCAGCTGCATCTAGGCTTCCTAAGTTACCGTCTACGTAGTAATACCTATAATAGCTTTCCCAAAGATAAGAAGTAAGACCCATATTATCATCATGAAATGTAATATTAATTGGATCATAGTCTAATCTAACTTGTAGATTTTTCTTACGATTATATTTGTTCTTAGTTTCAGTTTGTATATTATACTTTGGTAAGTCTGCTGTCTTAACTAGCATGTTAACTTCTAGTCCATGCTTTTTATCAAAGTTGGGACGAACCTTTTTAATTACGTCTTCATTTAGATTAAATGCTACATGATAAAGAAACTTAGTCTTGGGTGCTAATCTAAAGTTATCATCTGTGTATAGTCGGGAAGCATGACGATAGTCCGCCATGTCACCTTTAGGGTTTAAAGCCCCACTTACTAAATTATCTAAAAATCCGCCAAACTTGCTCATACTAATATTTATCCATGTGAGTTATATGCGTAGATAAAAAAAAGGGACCTATAAAAGATCCCTTCTTTAATTTTGTAATTACAATTACGTTTAGCTTACACCAGTTGTAGATGCAATAGCTGCAATTGATCTGCCAATAGCAGTACCAACACCGCCTCCGCTAGCGCCTTGAGTTTGTATAGCGTTGTCGTATTTAATAGCTAGTGAAACTGTAACTGGCTCATTAGCAGTGTATGCTAATGTGTTATAGTTTGCACTTTCTAAATAACAACCGTATACTTCAAAAGTTTCTAACACAGTTGGTGCATAGTTACCGTTACCACCGTCTAGTATTTCGATCCTAGTTACGAACTTATAATCAATTCCGCTTGCAGCACTTGATTGCTCCATAAAGTCGAATTGCTTCTGTAGTTGTTCGCCGACTAATTTTTGAACAGCACCTGTTGCATCGTCTCTTAAGTTCAATGTAATAGCTTCCCAAGTATGTTTACCTGCTAGGTATACTCTTGAGTTGTAAACGTCAATCGTCATAGTTTCGAAGCTAACGTTTGGTCTAGTAACATCAGCAACCTGCTTTGTTAATTCTGTAACTTCCCCTGCACTTACACCAAAGTTCTCCAAGCTCACTCTAAAGCGATATTGAAGTTTTGGCATCAACAGTCCTTGGTTGGAAGAACTGCTGTCACTTGCTAGTGGAACTGTAATTTTTGATAGTGATGAAATAGCCATTTAATTTGCTCCTGTTATAATATTATTTATCATTCTTACAAGCCTGCTATCTCACCAGTATTTTTCAATCTCAGTGGAATGTATATAAACTCAACTGCTTTAACTGGTTCAATTGCTATATCTAAATAAAGCTCGTTTCTGTCAATTCTGCTTGGTGTATTGTTACTTTCGTCACATACAACTAAGAAGTCGTATAGTCCTCTTGACCCAACCAGTTCTAAACATAAACTTTCTGCTGCTTGTTTGACTTGATCACGTGTGATCTTATCATTTGGTTCAAAGATATAAGGTTTAGCTAACTTGTTAAGTTGACTACGTAAGAATATTACTAGTCTTGCAACGTTAATTCTATCTAAAGAACTAGCGCCTCTTGCACGAGTCTTTTGACCAAAGTTAACAAGTCCTGCACCAGTAATAAACGTAATTGGATTAATGTTTAAACTGTACAGTGTATCTCTTTGACCTTCGTTAAGTGCAACACTTATAAATTCGCCTTCTGCATCAATGTACCCTGTAGCTGAAGCATTTGTAATGCCACCGCGTCTTGTACCTGCTGGTGCAAACCAAGGATAACTAACTTGATCACTTAACGCTAATGTTCTTAGCATCATATGACTTGGTGGAACAACTACGTTGTTACCTGCATTATCGCTTGAGAAGCCCCATGGGTAAAATACACCTAAGTACTCGTCTCTACTTACTAGTCCATCGCCATTATCTTCAACAGCAAGTTTCACATTTGAACCCCACTCGTTAAGTGATGTAGCATCGGATTTTAATTTAGCTGGTGAATCACCTACAATAAATGCTGTTAAGCCTCTATCAAAGTTTAATGAAATCATTTCGCCAATTAGTTCTGGATATCCTGGTGTTGCCATTAAGTTAAACACTCTTGACTCATCATCTCTAATTTCGTCATTACTGTTAACCATTGCTTGCATTGCTTGAACAACAACTTTACGTTGTGCTTTAGCACCAAAGCTACCGGAACCGTCGTCTTGGTTAGCTGATTCAGTTACCCAACGGTGTGTGTAGTAAGCACTCATTGACTCGTCGCCGCTACGTGCATTATCTAATGATGTATCAACATAATTTCTTACAAATTTCTTAACATTAAATCCTGAACGTCTTGTGTTCCAAAGCAACATACCTTTTGGATATAAAGCTGGATCTGGAGCGTCTGCATCTAAGTAGTTACTTACTAGTAAGTCTTTAATGTCGCCTGCTGCAGCACTGTTTGAACCTGCTGTATTATAACGAGCATCTCCAAATAGTACACCATCTTCAGTAGTTTGATCACCTTTATCTAGTAATACCCACTTTAATGTAGAACCGTTATATTTGTAAATTAGCGGATAGTTTTCTAAATCTGCTGTGCTAATCCAAATATCACCATTTTTAAGTGCTGTTCCATCTGATTGTAATGTTGGCTCTGAAGCTGAAACTTGCGGTCCTTCTGGATCTGTTTTGTCACCGTCAGTACCTGCATAAAATGGACTTGATGCGTCTAAGTATCCGACCCAAGTAGTACCATTATGTATCATTAAGTCAACTTCGTCTACAATTGAATTGTACCAAAGTGTACCGTCTGCTGTTAATGCTGTTGGTGCATCTTCGCCTGCTGTATATGCTAATACTTTCCAGTTTGAAGCAACAAAGTCATTAACTGAATCGCCTGCTGGTACAGCATATAAGTTTGGAGTTCCTGTATTTGCATCTACATACGCAGCAAAGCCAATAAGTGCTAATGCGCCGCCTGTATCGTTAATACGGAAATCTCCGCCTAATGTGTGTTTAATTGAAACTTTATTAGCTGCATCAACTGTTGCAACAATGTTAGTAAATCCTGCACTGTTAATAGCGCCTGCTAGTACGTCTGCATCACCTGAAGCACCTGTTGCTGTAAATGTTACAGTTTTTGCTGTTTGTAATGCCGCGTTATTTGCTAAAGTTTCTTGAATTCCAAAAGCATAACTTTGTGACGAAAGCTGAGTTCCTACAGCTGAACCTGTTACAATAGTAGCGCCTGCTGCTGCTCTTTCAAATATTTTAAATGTTGCTAAGTTAACAGCTTCTTCTGCTACGTTAGTTTGTACATATAACGAACCTGCTGCTAAGTTTGCACCACCGCCGCTTTTGTCCATCGCATATAATGCTGATTGGTTGTTAGCATAAATTGGAGCTGCAACTTGTGTCCATGTTCCTGTTCCAACAGCGTATTGCTTAACTCTAACACGAGCACCTAAATTAGGCTCAGTAGTTTTAAACCAAATACTGCCTGTAGGTCTTGGAGTAGTGTCAGTTGACTTATACTCTGGTACGCTTGTGTGTGGAGCAGTTGATAACGCTGGAATTGCATAAGTTCCTGCTGGAATCTTAACATCGTCTGCAAGTCCTGTTCCTTCTGCAATAATAATAGTTGCTGTTGAAGCACCTGTGTTGTAAAGCTCTAACTGGCTATCTACTACTGCCGCTGAAACGCCTGCAATTGATAAACCGTTAATGTCACTTACTACGTCAGTTAATGATGTTCCGCTTGATGTAACAGTAGCACTATTAATTGTCATTGTTACTCCGCTTGCAACACTAGCAACAGCTGAAGAACTTTTTACTGTAGCATGACTGCCTTTCCAAGCTGTGCTTCCAACTTGTACCCAAGCACCACTTGCATTTTTGTAAAACAACTTATTTACTGTTGTAGTTGCAACAACCACATAATCACCAATTTGGCCAACTGATGTCTTAGGGTTACCTGTTGCACTATTGCCAACTAGTTTTGTTACGTCTGTGATAACAGTTGGAACTTTATTACTAAAAGTTTGTCCACCTGTTGTAGTAGCTGAATTTGAATTCCATTCAAATATACCAAAAGTTGAAGTTTGTGTATCAAACCAACTTGTTCCGTCTGCTGGTGCAGCCGCTGGTGCATTTGCTGATGCTTTTAATTCATTAAGGTCGATGTCTGCACGAACAACATATGCTCTATTGCTAACACCAAGCATTGAATAAGCTGCTTGTAATCCGTACTCGTTAAGTTCTCCTGCGTGTACTGGATTGTTGTTTGAATCTGTTATAAAAGTTGGGTCGCCAAAGGTTTCAGTAAGGTCTCGTTGCGAAGTAAGTAAATACGGCTTACCTGCGTTTGCCTTAGTCGTTCCTGCTGCTGTCCCTGTGCCTGCGCCATTGAGTTTATTCTCAGCGGAAGCAACGAATATCATTGGTACTGTACCTGGTTCAGCTGGGGTATAGAAACTTTCGTCTATTACGCTAACCTGTACTCCTGGTGATGTTAATGCCATTTTGTTCTCCTATTAGGTATAAGTTGTTATATGTATTTAGCATCTAGGATAAAAAAGGACGTCGAAAACACCATAAAAAAGGGACCAAAAAGGTGAGGTAAATACAGTATGAGACCATTATGCGTCTGCGGACAGCGTCCTGCAGCTATTAACTACAAAAAAGGTAATAAAACTTACTATCGTAAGAGGTGTGAACGGTGTTTAAGGACAGGTGGTAAAAGTATCGGTGTTCCTAAATGGAAACAGTCTGGTTACACTAAAAAAAGAGAATGTGAGAAATGTGGATTTAAAAGTAATCATCAAGAACAGTTTAATGTGTTTCATGTAGACGGCGATCTAAATAATTGCCGCCCAACAAATTTAAAAACAATATGTGCTAACTGTCAACGTGTAATTCAGAAAGAAGGTACCCGCTGGAAGCAGGGAGACTTAATCCCCGATTTTTAAAAATTGTTCTTATTAACACATCTACGTTCTTTTTTAATCTTTGTAGATCTCCGTTATTGTCAATAGTGTAATTACACATCCATTGTTCAATACTCATAGAACTATAATTTTCTAAAGGCAAGTGATCTGTTCTATCTACCCATATAGCATGGTCAAATATTTCTTCATTCTGCATTGCAAAGAATTCACGCTTATTACGCAACCCGCAATAGATATCGTGATCTGCAAATAAGTTACGGCCTAAACGTGCTAAGTCATCTTTACAATAGTCATGTATCATATTATACCATTCAGTACGACGATTGTGTCTATCTGCGTAACATTGCTCTTCGTTGGCGTACCCATACTGATCTTTTAGATCGTTGAATATAAAAAGTTCTGAACAAAACTTTGACGATGATTGAAATGTATAACCGTATGCTTCTAACATTTCGCAAACAGTGTCTTTGCCGTGACGGCCATGCCCAACAACTAGTAATTTAGGTAACACTAATATAAACTCCTTTAAGTATCTTTACAGTATATACTCGTTATTAGTGCTTGTCAAGTCTTTTTTGATATTCTTCTTCAAATCCGTCTTCGTAGATATAACTTTCATTATTTCCCCAAAGTCTTTTAAAATATGAATGGTAGGTTTTTTCGACTTCTATGTCGCTCCAGGATATATCAATTAGTTTACCTTTGATAATCCAATTTAAACGGTTGGCTTCTTTACGTACT